TTGTCTATGATGAAAAAACTGGCACATTCACTAGGGGTAATTTACAACTTAAAAAAAATACAGGCATAGCAAAATTTGCAATTGGTACTAGTATTACTGATGCTATTAACGAAATAATATTGGCCAGCGACTATGGAAGGCAGGCATTAGATCCAAAAAATATTGACGAAAATAACAAAGTAACTTGGTGGAAAATTGAAAGTCAATGTTATATTTTGTCAACTTCTAAAAAATTAAAAGGTGATGCACGATATCCTACGTTAAGTGTTTATAGAGTAATACCTTTTAAAATTGATTATACAAATTTTGTCCCAGGCAGCCAGCCAGCTAAAAAGATTGAAGACAAAAAGATGAATGCTGTTAAAAAATATGAGTATTTGTATACTGGAAAAAATACTGATATTTTAGATTTTAGTATTGATTTTAAAACAAGTTTCTATCAAGCACTCAATGCCGATGGAGGCGCAAATAATGAATCAGTTCAGCAAAATTTACGAGAAGAAGATAAGGCCGACAATGGCCAAGAGACTGATGCTGAATATGACGCTGCTGATATTTTTGGAGCATCCAAATTAGACAATGACGAAACTAATTTTACCCCAGGCCAAACTCAAACTAAAGTTATCACAAGATATTCAGAAACATCAATGAATTCAAAACGGGGAGGTATCACTGCGGGTGAGGATTACAGCACAATTGCTGCTAGGCAATTTAATAAGGCCATAAACACTGGCGTTGATATGATATCACTTAATCTGAAAATTTTAGGTGACCCGTACTATATAGCTGATAGTGGAGTGGGTAATTACACAGCACAAGCGACCAATGTTCCTGAAATGAATTCAGATGGTGCTATGAATACTCAAGATGGTGAAGTCTATATAACAGTAAATTTTAGAAATCCCATTGACCTTAACCCTAATGCAGGATTATATGATTTTGGAGGTAAAGGAAAAATTGTTCCTGAGTTCAGCGGCCTATTTCAAGTACTCCAAGTCGAAAGTTCCTTTGACAAAAATGTGTTTACTCAACAATTAAAATTAATAAGAATGTTAAATCAAGATTTAAAACCTACAGAATCATCAGATAAAGCACCTGCAAAATCTGCATTTACGCCCAATGATAGTTATGATGGCGTGGAAGGAGGTCCATAACTATGGCAGATGATGTAAGAGCAGCCACGGGCGTAGGCAGTAATAATCCAGGACCATATCTAGCTAAAATTGTTAGCTTTATTGATCCTGCATATATGGGCAATTTAGAAGTACAACTTTTACGAGATGTTGGAAACAATGAAAGAAAGGATGGTGAATTACATCAAGTAAGATACATGAGTCCTTTTATGGGGTCTACTGAACCAGAAATTACTACATCAGACCTAGACTATCATACTTCACATAAAAGTTATGGAATGTGGATGATTCCTCCTGATGTTGGATCTATTGTGATGGTAATATTTGTAGAAGGGGATGCTAAAAGAGGTTATTGGATTGGCTGTGTACACAATGCACAAAACCCTGGTGTAAATTTTATGACACCAGGTTATGCTTCTACAATCTACAATAATGAGGATGTCAAAAAACGATTACCAGTAGCTGAATATAATCACAAAGCCATGGAAATGACCCCGGCCGATCTAACTACACCTAAAAAGGCCGTACACCCTTTTAAAGATATATTGGATAAACAAGGCCTACTATTAGATGACATTAGAGGAATTACTACTAGCAGTGCTAGAAGAGAATGGCCCAGTGCTGTATTTGGTATAAGCACTCCGGGACCCATAGACAAACAAGATGGCGCAAAAAAATTCAAAACAGGTAAAAAAAATAAAGAAGCTACTACATTTGTCAGTAGATTGGGTGGCTCCAGTTTTGTCATGGATGATGGCGATGATAAGTTCCTTAGAAAGAAACCAGCAAGTGAAGCTCCACCTGAATACATGTCAGTTGAAGGCCAGGAGACTGGAGGTGATGTTACACTTCCGCATAATGAATTAATTAGATTACGAACTAGGACTGGGCATCAAATATTATTACATAATACCGAAGACTTAATATACATAGGCAATGCTCGTGGCACTAGTTGGATTGAAATGTCCAGTAATGGCAAAATAGATATCTATGCAGAGGACAGTATCAGTGTTCATACTAAAAATGATTTAAATTTTTATGCGGACCGAGATATCAATATGGAATGTGGTCGCAACTTTAACACCAAAGTAGGCGGGGAAATGCAAACTGAAGTAGTTGTAGATCAAAATACCATAGTAGACGGCAATCAATCTAATTGGATTAAAGGCAATGTTAATACCACCATTGATGGAAATCATTTGCATAAAAATGGTGGTAATTTTGATCTAAAAAGTGGTGGCAATAATACATTAACTGCTGGTGGTAATTCAGAACTTAATTCTGGGGGTAATAATGTTATTACTGCTGGGGGAGCTCTTGATATTAAAAGTGGCGGCGCCAGTAAATGGACAGGTGGTGGTGCAACTAGCATCGGCGGAGCAAGTTTAGTACTCAGTGCTAGCACAATTAATCTCAACGGACCAGCAGCACCAACAGCAGCTACCGCGGCCGAAGCTGCCGAAGCTGAATTACCAAAAGTATTAAAAACTCACAGTGTGCCAGATGAAACAGGTTCGACGTTATTTGATACTATTATGCGCCGTGTTCCAACACATGAACCTTGGGCTCATCATGAAAACTTGGATCCACAGCAATTTACCCCTGAAAAAACAGACAGAGATATCGATGGAAGAAATGAAGAAAATAGTGAATCAATTCTGTTAGTGGATAAAGATTTGCCAGAATATTGGTCGGGGTGGACCGACGACAAACAAAAATACACAACAAGTACAGACACTTTTTCTAAAACTAAAAAGGATGAATAATTATGGCTATTCAACGTCTTTATGAAAAATTAGTAGTTAAAGGACGTACTCCTAAAGGACTCCCACCGCTACCAAGAACATATAGGGGATTCAGCTCAATAAGTGATGAAACTGAATCATTTTCTCTATATGATTTGGCCTTAATTAAACAAGACATTATCAATCATTTTCATATTAGACAAGGTGAAAGATTAATGAATCCTGAATTTGGTACCATAATTTGGGATGTAATTTTTGAACCATTAACTGAAGATTTACAAGAACTAATAGCACAAAATGTAGCAGATATCATTAATTATGAACCTAGAGTAGTGGCCAATAACATAATTGTTACAGCTTATGAAAGTGGTATTCAAATTGAATGTGACCTAACATATTTGCCATATGATGTATCTGAATCATTGAGATTTAGATTTGATCAGGATAATGGATTAATTGGATAAACTAGTAGTTTATTATTTACTATAAATATCAAGCATAAGGACGGGCAATGTCATCCACTAATAGACAAAATAGATTACTAGTATCAGAAGATTGGAAAAAAATCTATCAAAGTTATCGCAATGCGGACTTTAAGAGTTATGATTTTGAAAATCTTCGTAGAGTCATGGTGGACTATCTAAGAGAAAATTATCCAGAAGATTTTAACGACTATATTGAAAGTAGTGAATACCTAGCCTTAATAGACATGATTGCTTTTTTAGGCCAAAGTATTGCTTTTAGAGTAGATTTAAATGCTAGAGATAACTTTTTAGAACTAGCCGAACGTAGAGAAAGTGTACTAAGATTATCAAGAACTATTGGATATAATGCCAAACGCAATCTTGCTGCTAACGGATTACTTAAATTCCAAAGCGTTAATACAACCCAAGACATTATTGATAGTAATGGTAGAAATTTACGTGGTCAAGAAATAATTTGGAATGATAATGCCAATAGTAATTGGTACGAACAATTTATTAAAGTTATCAATGCAGCATTATCACCAACTGGTCAATTTGGTAACCCAGATAATAAAGCAGTAATTTATAACATACCTACAGAACAATATAGATTACAAAGTTTAAACACTGCAATCCCTGTATTTACTTTTAGTAAAGTGGTGGATGGCAGAACTATGAACTTTGAAGTAGTCAGTACCATTATAGAAAATGGTATCGACATTGTGGAAGATCCTCCGCAAGCAGGAAAAAGTTTAGCATTTCTTTATAGAGATGATGGCAGGGGAGCAGCCAGTCCTAGTTCTGGGTTTTTTTCACATTTTAGACAAGGTAGTTTGAATACTGGGACATTTAGTATTTCAAACCCTAGCACAAACGAAATTATAGATATTGATGCTGATAATATCAATGCTACAGATGTTTGGCTTTATAAATTAAACTCTAGAGGTGTTGAATCAGAATTTTGGGCTAAAGTGCCAAGTTTTGAGGGAAATAATGTAATTTATAATAGCCTAAAGAAAAATATTAGAAATATATATTCGGTTATCACTAGAACTAATGACAGAGTTAGCATAGCTTTTAGTGATGGTACTTTTGGTACTTTACCAATGGGTAATTTTAGAATATATTATAGGGTCAGTAATGGTATTAGATATACTATCAATCCTAAAGATATTAAAAATGTTGTAGTGGATATTCAATATGTTTCTAGTACTGGAAAAAGTGAAGTTATCACCATAACTATGGGACTTCAAACTAGTGTAAACAATAGCGCATCTTTTGAAACTAATGAACAAATAAAAGCTAATGCACCTTCTACTTATTATACACAAAATCGTATGATCACAGCAGAAGATTATAATATTAGTCCATTAAGTGTCAGTCAAGAAATAATAAAAATTAAAGCAATTAATAGATCTAGTAGCGGAATTAGTAGATACTTTGACTTAAACGACCCAACTGGCAAATACAGTAGTACAAATTTGTTTGGTGATGATGGAGTCCTTTATAAACAATTATATGAAGATAGTTTTAGATTTAATTATACTAATAAAACTGATATTGAAGGTATAATTTATAATCAAGTTTTTAATGAAATCAAAGATCTAACCCTCCGTAATTTTTATTACGACAACTACGGTAAAACAATAGTAATATATAATAATTTAATTTGGAATCAAGTAACTCAAGATACTAATCAATGTACTGGATATTTTGGCAGTGGTGGTATAATAATTAGTACAACCAACAATGATTTAAAAGATATAGAACCAGGAGCATTAATTAAATTTCAAGCAAATACTGGATTTTATTTTGATAGACTAAATGAAAATGTCCTTATAAGTATTCCTGAATCAGGAGTCCCAATTAATGGATCGACATATGTTTGGGCCAAAGTTGTAAGCGTTACTAATAATGGTCTAGGAAGTGATATAGACAACCCAACAGGCATATTGTCTAGTGGAATTGGAGCAATAACTTTAAATAATCAGATTCCGTCCAATGCTCGACTAGTAAATATTATACCTAGATGGAGAACTACTTTAGACACTGCTACCATTTCAAGTATTATTGATTTAATTTTTGCTAATAAGCCGTTTGGTCTTAGGTATGATTTAGTATCTAAAAATTGGAAAATAATATTTGAAAGCAATCTCAATATTGTTGACGGGTTTAATACTGGTAAGTCTGGAGATGACAATAATCAAAAATTAGACAGTAGTTGGTT